TTCCAACCTAGTCTGTATGTTGTTAACAAGTCTTGTGCCATTTGTGATATTGACACTTGGTTTTCTTCAAAGTGTTCAGGATTATATGACCAGTTACCTGAAATAGCTTGGTCAAAATATTTCTGCATTACAGCTACTACATTGATATAACCTTCATTTGATTTCATATCCCATAGTAAAGTATATTTACCTTTTAATTTTTTGTAGTCAGGTACCACTTGTTTCAATGGACCTTTCTTACTTTTCTTAACACTTAAATAATCTCTAGGTGGTTCTATGCCGTTAGTAGCATTAGAAACCACACTAGAAGATTCTGAAGGCATTTGAGCAGAGAGTGTGCTATGTCTTAATCCATGCTCTTTGATTTCTTTCCTTAACCACTCCCAATCATAAGTTAGAGTTCTGGTTACAACCTCGTCTACCTCTTTCTTGTAAGTGTCTATTGGTAAGATACCATCAGAATATTTGGTTCTATCAAAGTATTCACATTTACCTTTTTCTTTAGCAACTTGATTACTAGCCTTTAATAGATAATATTGAAATGCTTCTGTTAATTTGTCAACTTGTCTCCAACCTAATTTTTGTTCATATGAATAACCCTTTTTAGCTAGATAGTGAGCAAGACCAATGTAACCTATACCTAAACTTCTTCTAGCCTTTGTAGATATTTCAGCGGCGATTACAGGATACTTTTGATGATCTATTATTTCATCTAATCCTCTAACAGCAAGTTCGCATAGTTCTTCTAATTCATCTCTTTTATCTATTGTACCAACGTTAATCGCAGATAGAATACAAAGAGCAATTTCACCTTCGCCATCAATGTGTTGTATAGGATCAGTAGGTAATGTTATCTCTTGGCATAAGTTTGACATCTTTATCAAGTCTTTAAATGATGAGTGAGTATTACAGTGATCTATATTCATAATATAAATTCTACCTGTTTCTGCTCTTTCTTTTAAAATATCCATAAACAAATCTTGAGCACTTATTTTCTTTTTACTGATAGATAATTTTCTTTCTGCTTTTAAATACAATTCATCAAACTCTGGTGATCCCCAAGCTTCATATAGTTCAGGTACTTCATGTGGTGAGAATAATGTAATGTCTTCTTCGTTTATAAATCTCTCATAGAATAATTTTGATAACTGAATAGAGTAATCTAATTTTCTAACTCTGTTATCTTCTGAGCCTTTATTATTTTTAAGAACAATAATATCTTCTATTTCTTGGTGCCAAATAGGGAAGTGAACAGTAGCCGAACCGCCCCTAACTCCGTTTTGAGTGCAGCACTTAACCGTTGCTTCAAACTTTTTAAGGAAAGGAATAACTCCGGTGTGTTGTACTTCACCTCCTCGTATCCTCGCATTGATGCCTCGTATTCTACCAGCGTTAATACCAATTCCAGCCCTTTGCGCAACGTAACGTCCAATAGCCATATCACTAGAAAAAATACTAGGTAAAGTGTCATCAGTATCAACCAGAACACAACTTGCATACTGTTTGAGAGGAGTTCTAACACCCGCCATAACTGGCGTAGGAATATTGATTTTGAAGTTTGAAATAGCGTCATAATATTTTTTAACATAAGTCATTCTCTTTTCTTTTGGATAGTTCATAAAGATAGATGCAGCAATCATCATATACATAAACTGTGGTGTTTCAAATATTTCACCATTACTTCTGTCTTGTACCAAATACTTGTCAATCACTTGTCTTAAACCAGCGTATGTAAAAGTATAATCTCTTTCGTGGTTTAACCAATTTTCCATTCTATCAAAATCTTTCTTTTGATATTTTTCTAATAGTTCTGGATCGTAAATCTTTTTGTCAACCGCTTTCTTAACGTGTTCGTAAATATGTGGATGGTCCCATAATCTTCCAATAACTTGTTTTCTTAATGAGTATAAAAGTAATCTTGCCGCAACATATTGATAGTTAGGTGCATCTAAAGAAATTAGATCAGCCGCTGACTTAACTAGAATTTGTTGAATATCGTCTGTAGTTATATTATCATAAAATTGTAAACCACTTTTCATTTCAACTTGTGATGATGATACACCTGTTATACCTTCAACAGCATACTCAACCATCTCATGGATTTTTTCTATATTTAATGGCTCTTTACCACGTTCACCTCTTTTTAATACATTTATATTTTCAGCCATTGTTCCCCTATACTTTTTTGTAATCGTTTAATTTTGTTAATGCAGATAGTTTTGAATAAGTATTGTTATGTATAATATCAGAAACTTCAGCTTTTGTCAACCCTGATAGTATCATATCGTTTACATCTTTTGATTGAATCTCACTTGGCCATATGACAATGTTATGATCTTTTTCTACCACACTATACATACGTTTTACTATTTCTTTATTTCTCGGTTCGTTATCAAATATATATGTTATCTGATCACTTGGTATTTTATTTTTTAATACTAAATCTGCTCCAGCAGCAGCAAGACAATTATCAATAAAAAGGCTATCAAGTGGGCCTTCTGTGATGAAGACAGTTCTTTGAAAATTAACTCTTTCAAGCCCGTAAACTTTTTGTTTGTTTTCATCTAATTTTACCGTTAAATATTTTGGTTGTTCATTTCCAAAAGCACGACCTTGAAACGCAAACAGTTTTCCAGTCGTATCATAAAATGGTATAATTAATCTAGGATGGTCAGATTTAGTTCTATATGTATCAGGTTTAACCTTGTTTACCAACTGACCAAACTTGTCACAGAAATATAACTTATCAAAAAACTCAACAGGTATTTTTCTGTTGGTTACATAACGTCTTGCTGGGTGTTCATCATCTAACTCTTTTATTGTTTTCAAATCAGTTATGATATTAGTTTCTTCAAACACAGGTTTGAAATCAAACGAAGGCTTCGGTGTCGCAGGAGCCCCTTTCTTATATCTTTCTAAAAGATATTCAGAATACATTTTTGGGTCTATTGACTTTATGAAATTTGCCAAGTTCTGACCCATACCACAATTGTGGCATTTAAAGAACATATCATTTTTTACACGATACAAATATGCTCTTGATTTTAATTTTGATTTTTTCGAATCACCACAGTGTGGACAACGAAAATTAAACAAGTAGTCATTCTTTTGTTTGAATTGACTTAACCTTGATTTTAAATTAGATATAAACTTTAGATCAATATAACTGGACATAACACAAAGACTAATATACTATATATTCGTCTAAAAGTCAAGTCTAAACGCCATTCATCATGTGTAATAAAGGCATTAAATTCTTTGATAGTATCCACCCTATAACTATCGCACCACCCATTATAACCCATTTATAACGCTCTAGCGTACCCACACGACCACCTATATCATTCTTTAAAGACTTGATTTCTATGAGTAGTCTTTTCTCGCTTAATTCTATGTCTTTCTTCAACTCTCTATATACATCAGATATTTCTTCTTGTCTATCTTTGAGTTTATCAAATATTACTTCGTCAATCTTTTCTTGTCTAGTAATCTTTTCTTCATGTACAGCTAACATTGATTTGATAGATGATGATACATCTGTAAGTCTATCAATAGCAGTATCCAATCTGCCTTGAATGCTATTGACATTTTCAATATCTTTCCTTAAAGACTCAATGTCTATCTTAATATCTGTAGTATCTTTGTCTGCCATAGTTCCTTTTATTTATGATAAACTACTTCGTTAGAAGCGATAAAGAATAGCTGATAATTGTTTTTTGTGCATTGAAAGCACCATTTTATAAATTAGCTATACACTTTATATTTATCTTTATATAAAAGTCTATGACGCTATTCTCATATTCAGTTCTCTTAATCGTCTTATCTTGTATAGTTTAATTAGTGTCTTTTTTCTTCTTCTTTCTTTTTGTTTTCTTATTCGTATCCATTGCAAATTCAAAAAGTATAATTTAAGTTTTTTTCTGTTTCTTATTTGTTTTAGTATCGTCTTCTTTAGTTTCTTTTGTTGAAGTAGTGTCATAATCCTCCGTTGTGTAGATTGCTACTTTATTAGACTTACCTTTCACTTGAACATCATCTAACTTTCTGAAACTGAATAATTTTGAAATATCTTTTACTGTATCTTCACCAACTATTAATGTGGCATCATAATTTTTAGATACGCCTTCCAATCTACTTGCTAGATTAACGGCATCTCCTAAAACTGAATAATCAAATCTTTGTTCTGATCCCATATTTCCTACTACGGCTTTACCCGAGTTAATACCTATACCAATATTTAGTTTATTACCTTCTCCAAATCCTTGACTATCGTTTAACTCTTTTAATTTCTCAATCATTTCTAACGCTGATTTCACTGCTAATTGTTTATGTTTAGGTGTGTCAATTGGCGCATTCCAAAATGCCATTATACAATCACCCATGTACTTGTCAATCGTTCCTTCGTTCTTCATTATTATATCTGTCATTGGTGTTAGAAACTTATTAATGACAACTGTTAAACCTTGAGGATTAGTTTGATACTTTTCTGAAATAGGAGTAAATCCTCTTATGTCACAAAATAAAAATGTTAATTCTTTTGTTTCACCACCTAATTTTAGTAAATCAGGATTTTGTTGTAACTTCTTAACCATCTTTGGTTCTAGGTAATGTTCAAATTGTTTTC